TGAGTTCAAGGCTGAGGCCGACAAATCAAGACTTGCTGGTAAAGGTGTTAAGGCTGACCTTGCCAATCTAAAGGATATCTCGTTTGAGGACTTCTCCGAGCAATTCCTAGACACTAAGTTGTTCGACCACCACAAAGATTGGGTAGACCTGATTGAGGGGCGGGAACCTCGCTGGCTACATCCATCTATGACTTATGAGCCTGCGGCCAGCAACCGAGTTCTTATTAACGTTCCACCTGAGCACGCTAAGTCTACGGTCATCACAATCAACTATGTGACCTACCGAATAGCCGTAGACCCTAACGTGAGAATCATTATTGTCTCTAAGACTCAGGGTATGGCTAGAAAATTTTTAAGTGCAATCAAGACCCGTATGTCCCATCCAAACTGGACTAAGTTACAGATGTCCTTCGGACCAAACGGCGGATACAAGGCTGACTCACCTACCTGGTCAGCAGATATGATTTACCTAGGTACTGGACGCGACTCTGGCGAAAAGGACCCTACGGTTCAAGCATTAGGATTCGGGTCTCAGATTTACGGTGCTCGCGCCGACCTGATTATCCTAGACGATGTGGTGATGAACTCACCATTCACTTACTTCTCCCAACCAGCGGTTCTGGAGTTTGATGAAAACCCAGCCAACTGGAGAACACTATGGCCTTGGACGGATAGGGCTGAGGGGGAACAAGATGAAGCAAACGAACAAGGATTATACCCAAAGTGGGATGGACCCTCGCTCTTTACTAGAAGGTCTGAGGTTGCTCCGTCAGTCTGGGCTATGGTCTACCAACAAGAAGATGTTGTCGAAGACGCAATCTTCCCACCAACAGTTGTCGCGGGATGCGTCAATGGAATGCGAAAACGCGGACCACTCAAGGCTGGAACGCCAGGCCATCCAAAGCATGTTGAAGGCACTTACACAGTTATAGGTTTTGACCCTGCTGTATCAGGCAGGTCTGCTTTCGTAGCGGTTACATTTAACCGTAGTGACGGCAAAGTTTATGTTTTAGATTGCGTAAACATGGTTGACCCTACTCCACAAAAAGAGCGTGCTCTTATTGAAGAGTGGGTAGAAAGATACTCACCTCAAGAGTTTCGAGTTGAAATCAACGCCCATCAAAAGGCGTATCAGATGGACACTGACTTAGTTCAGTATTTAGCCCAGTATGGTTGTAAGTTAAATCCACACTTTACTGGAAAGAATAAATGGGACACATCATTTGGTGTGGCTTCCATGTCCGCCTTATTTGGCGGTCTGAGGGACGGCAGATTTCAAGATAACAACCTGATAGAACTTCCATCCAATGAAGGTTCTGAAGGGTTAAAGTCTCTGGTGCAACAATTAATTACTTGGAAGCCAGATACCAAGAACCCTACTGACTGTGTGATGGCTCTATGGTTTGCTATCATTCGAGTACGTGAACTAATGCAACAGACATCCTTTGCTACTAAGTATGCCAACAACAGGTGGGCAACTAGACGTCAAAAGGAAATGCGACACTCAATCAATTTAGATGATGCCTTTGCAGAGCAATGGGCTGAAACTTACGGATAAGGAAACTAATGGCTCTTACCATTGAACAAATTGCAGCACGGGTTGATTCCCTTAAATACCGTGCATCAGAGCGTGATGCTCGTGCAGGCGATGTGCTATCTGTGCGCCAGGGTAAGATTGCAGAAGTCTATCCAGATTTCTTCCCTGAAGGCGTAGACGCAAATGTTGTAGCAAACTTTATTGACATCGTAGCCCGTGACCTTTCTGAGGTTATGGCACCACTTCCTGCAGTTAACTGCTCTAGCGCATCTCAAGTAAATGACCGTGCTCGTAAGTTTGCTGATAACAGAACACGCATTGCCTCAAATTATTTTAATCACTCTGACCTTCAAGTATCTATGTATACTGGAGCAGACTACTATGTAACATATGGTTTCGTCCCATTCGTAATTGAATTGGATGACGAAGCAAAGATGCCTCGTATACGCGTAGAAAACCCTCGGATGGCTTATCCTGAGTTTGACCGCTACGGACGATGCATTTCTTTTGCAAAGGTATATTCATTAACTCTTGGAGAGTTGGTCGCTCAATTCCCTGAATACGAAGTAGCACTACTTGGTCGTTCAGGTTTCAAACAAGACACCAACACTCTAGTAGATATTATTCGTTATTACGATAAAGACCAATCTGTGGTCTATGTACCTAGCCGCGAGAATTTAGTTTTATCCCGTGCAAAAAATCCAATAGGTAAGATGATGGTGGTCATCGCCAAGCGTCCTACTATTGATGGTGAAATGCGAGGACAGTTTGATGATGTTATTGGTATTCAGTTGCTTCGCAATCGTTTCGCTATGCTTGCTATGGAGGCTGCAGAGAAATCTGTTCAATCTCCTATTGTCGTTCCAATGGATGTCCAGGAACTACAACTTGGCGGAGACTCAGTTATCCGAACCAACACACCTGCAGGAGTTAGACGAGTTGAACTTACAATTCCACAAGGTGCGTTCACGGAGCAAACGTTGCTCAATCAAGAACTCAGAATTGGTGCTCGTTACCCAGAAGGCAGAACAGGCAATGTCAATGCGTCTATTGTTACAGGCCAAGGCGTCCAGGCTCTCATGGGAGCATTTGATACTCAAGTCAAGTCAGCCCAAGCAATATTTGCATCAGCACTTAGAGATGTAATTGGACTTTGCTTTGAGGTTGATGAATCAATCTTTGATGTTCAAAAAACAATTCGTGGTGTAGATGCTGGTTCACCTTACGCATTAGAGTATAAGCCAAGCAAAGACATCAAGGGAGATTACTCCGCAGATGTCCGCTATGGTATGCTTGCTGGTTTAAATCCAGCACAAGGATTAATATTTATGTTACAGGCTCTTGGAGGCAAGTTAATCTCCAAGGATATGGCGATGAGAGAGTTACCATTCAATGTTAATGTTAGCCAAGAGCAAGAGAAGATTGAAGTTGAAGATATGCGTAATGCTCTTATCTCTTCACTTCAAGCATACACCCAAGCCATTCCGCAAATGGCCACGCAAGGACAAGACCCTTCTGAAGTTGTTACAAAGATTGCTAGCGTTATTAAGTCACGACAAAAGGGACAGAGCATCGAAGACGCAATAGAACAAACTTTTGCGCCTAAAGAACAAGTTCCTCCTGCTGGTGCTCCAATGGTTGAGCAACCGTCCCCTGCTCCCGCTGCGCCAGTAGGAGGTCAATCTCCAATGGAAGCACAGCCACAAGGAGTGCCTGATGTGCAAAGTTTACTATCTAGCCTAACTTCAGGCGGAGCAGCAAATGCAAGCGTAAGAACAATTCGTAGACGATAGCAGTGGGAGGGGACTATGACAACACTTGCTGCTATACAAGGCGATGGATGGTGTGTAATCGGAAGCGACTCACGTTCATCTGATGAGTCAGGCCGTCCAATTGAAATGGCAACACACAAAGTTATTGAAAATAATGGAGTGCTAATTGCAGGTTCTGGTTCTGGAAGAGGTTCAAACTTATTACAGTTTGGATGGAAACCACCAAAGCCTAAACTAAGTGAAGACTTAGATGAGTTTATGACTAAAAGATTTATACCATCTATGAGAAAATTATTCATAGATGCAGGTTACGATATGAAAGAAGATGGGGACCATGCTTCTCACGATTCGCAATTTATTATTGGCATTCGCGGTATACTGTATCCTATTTTTGAGGATTACAGTTGGGACCGTGATGTTCGCGGTATTTATTATTCTGGTTCTGGTAGCGATATTGCCCTTGGTGCTATGGAGGCTCTTGGAATACGCAACGCTAGGTATGCTGATAAAGCAGAAAAAATTGTTAGAAAGTCAATCGAAATAGCAACTAAGTGGGACATTTATTCAAGTGGTCCCATCATAACTAAAATACAATATTCTAAGTAGGAGGAACAATGGCTGAGAATCGTGGAGGGTTTCGCCCAACAGCACCACAGAACAATCCCGCTAACGTTTCCGCAACTGGTGGTAATGGACAATCTGGCACACAAGGTGCTAAATACTATTCAGGTTTACCTTATGGACAAGGACAGGCTACAATGGCTCAACAGCAATCAGCGCCTATGGCTGCAGGTAGACCAGCACCAATAATGAATCCTATTGAATCTTTTCCTACACCGATGCCATTATCTGAGCCATCAACAATGCCAGATGTTCCAGTTACAGATGGTGCTGCATTAGGTGCAGGAGCAGGCACAGAGGCTTTGAATTTGCCAAGACAGCAGGACACTGATGTTGAAAGACAAAGACTATTATCATATCTACCAGCACTGGAGGCAGCCGCACAAAGCCCAAATTCATCACAAGCATTCCGTAATTATGTGAGAATTCTAAGGGCTAATCTTCTATGAG